GCCCCGCAGTTCATTTTCATCTGTAACTGCTTGAGTCGCGTACAGAATCTTATCCGCAGCCGATGCTTATGTTTCTACATGGGTTCATTATCACCGACACATATGCAGAATATGTTAACGGACATCAGCAAGTCGGAAAACAGACAGGATATTCCATCCAAGTTGGGTCTTTATTTGACACGTGGCGATATGCGTCAGATTGTCATTCAGTATCAGAATTGTAATTTGATTGACAAGAAACTTCAGTATGTTGTTCGTCTTCTCAATGCTCCACGCAGCAAATTGGATTATGTATTAGATGATATTCTCCAGAATATTTCACAGAATCATCTTCTCATGGCTATCCTCTCAGTTCTGCGATGGCTGGGCTGGGACAATCATTCGCCGGAAGTTTTTACTAAACTTCTCCACGGATGTATGTATGTAAGTCTTTTTCCGCATTCTACGGAGCCCTTAAAGCAACTTCTTCATGAAACCTTTGACGCGCAGGAAAAGAAGTTTTCTAGTTAGTTTTGACGCCATAATCACTTAGCCAGTTATTTGGCGGTATGCTGTCAAAGTAGGTAGCATATTGTAAAAAACCACGCTTCTCTACAAGTTCTTTGAAAGCCACCAAGAATTCTTGCTGGTAGTCTGTGTAATTCGGCCTTACTTTCATCAGAATATCTCGGATGCTGGGAAAAAGATAATTCTCAATCTTTCCATAGGTTCGGAAATAATATTCCATGTCGCTTTTATCGTGGATCAAAACTTTTAGTACACGAAGGCCTGAAGCAAACATTGTCTTTTCCTCTTCCATTATTTTTTAAAAAGAGTTTTTACTTTAGATGAAGACACGCCGTCAACAGCGTGGTGGCATGAATTGTGTTCGCGGACTCTGTAAACGTATTACAAATAAAGTGCGAAGTTTCTTACCTAAACCGGAATTTCCAGAATATGATAAACCTACATTAGATAATCAGCCACCCGGAATAGAATTTTATGATATATTATGGGAATATCTACAAAAATTTAAATTAAGACCACCGAAAGAAATTTAAGAAGCATGTAATAAAATTAAAAGATTTATTGAATCAACAAATCCAACTGATGATATTATAAATAACCTTGGTGAAATACCATTTCTTAATAGGGAAAATCTAACAAAGGAACAATCGGATGAAATATTTCAACAGATAGAAACACTTTTAGCAATGATTATTACATCTTCTGAAAATGCGTCTGAAAATCATCCGCAAGAAATGTATTTCATAGGGTATGAATGGGCACCGCAAATAAAGGCGAAACTCTATGCTAGAAGTGGGCTGGCTTCTGCTATGATTGCTACTGGCGGAAATCTAGGAAAAATCGTACCTGGTGGAAACGGACCTGAACAAGTTTTTGCCGAATATCTAGGTGGTCGCCAAAGAACAAATAATGTTGTTGGAACAACAAGAAGAAGGAGTCACAGTGTTACAGCAAAAAATCAAATTAGTAATCTTAAACGGATTGGTACTTCATTGCCTGGAGAAAGTGTAGGTGAAGGACGATTAATGTATAGGCCAAATGGAATAAAACAAAATTCAGTAATTCATTTATAAAAAAATTTATCTTAATTTTGTCAAAAATTGTCTTAATTTTCATTTTTAAATGAAAATTTGTCTAAATTTATAGTAGTTTATTGTCAAGAAAATGATGGCCTTGTGCCATCCTATTTTAATGTCTGTAAATTGGTGTAAATTTGATAGACCAACTTAAAGCCTCCTTAAGTTCAAAGGTTAGGATGGCACAAGTAAATACAGCAAAAGTTACAATCACACCGCTAAGAATTAGCACTATGACTGTTACGGGCCACATTGGCACCAAGATTGATATCCCAAAGCTTTGGGCCGCGATTCCGATTATGCCCTATTGGTATCTAGCAGAAGGTATCTTGAAGATGGAGCACAACATGAATAAGAAGGGCATGTGCCGCCACGATATTATGCTAAAGCGCAAGAAGCAGAAGAAGAAGTTTTATAACCAAGCAACGATTATTGTTCGTCTAGCAACAAATGAAAATGAGTGGAAGGAGGTAAATGTGAAGTTATTCTCAAATGGCGGAGTCCAAATGACGGGTATCTTGTCTGAAGAGATGGGTAAGCAGTCTATTATTGTTCTGCTAAAGACACTCAAGGAGAAAGTCCCCGCCGAGATGTACAAGGAAGTATTCCCGCCAACAGCAGACTATCCGGAGCCCATCCTTTATAGGTATGCTATCCAACTAGTAAATTCAGACTACAGCATTGGTGTTCCTATTCGGCGTGACCGGCTCCATAAGATTTTCGTACAGAATTACAAACTGTTCAGCACATTTGAGTCGGATATTTATCAGGGCGTGAATACTAAGTATTTCGTGAATGAAAAGCGTCCTGCGACGACGATGCCTGGTCTCTGTGGATGTCCTACGCTCTGTACAGGTTCCGGAACAGGTCAAGAACTCGGTTCTTGTAAGACAGTTACAATTGCCCCTTTTCAGACGGGGAAACTTATTATTACGGGTGCTCGGACCCTGACTCAGATTGAAGAGGCCTATAACTATGTAAATATGATTATCACGAAACACGCAGAAGAAATCATTCGTCCCCTGCCTCCTAGCAGACCAATGCCTGAGAAGATTGTTTCAAAGAAGAATGAAAGTCGCTGGATTTCTCATCCGAGCCCACGCCACATGCAGACATTTACATTTGTGACCGCCTAACCGCGTAAAAAAAACCAAAAAAATGAAACCCCTAGTTTTAAAGCCAGATGAGCACGACAACTAGCGCAACACCGGGACAGCAACTTGCTCTGACAAATCAGGGAGGTATTCCTACGACTGAGATTCCGGGCGATAAGACGATGGCCCACGCGGCGCGTATCGCCGTAGAGCAGGATAAGCCCATTCTGCTGGATTACTACAATGATACCAAGAATGCCAAGGCTTTTTTGGGTGAGGATCCGGATACCAAGGAGCGTATTCTTGTGAAGAATGCGGAGGAGTACACCAGCCCCATTCAGAAGATTTTTAAGGCTGCGACTGACTACATTGTCATGACGGAGAACTCCATCTACATTGTCAGCGGCTCTATCAAGAAGAAGGTTATCACAACTGGAAACTCGGCTACGCCTTCCTCATCGGGCAGGCCTACAACTGCGACTGCTTAAATTTCAGCATACTAAGTAGAAATGCCATTATTTAATTTTTTAAAGAAGAAGGAAAAGCCACCGGGTCAATGGATTCCAGAAATAGAATATGGTAATTATGGTCGTACATATGAGACAGGAAAATATGTATGGGAAGGACCTGAGCCCAAAGGCGGTCGTCCTCCGAATCCCAGTGAAAGTCCGGAGGCTTTAGCCAAGCGCAAGGCCAACAATAATAAGAGGAAGGCTAATAATGAGGCCGCCATGCTAAGAATGAACGCACGTATAAAGCAGGCCGCAAAAAACGCAGAAGATAAAGCGGAAGAAGATAAGGCCTGCCAGAATGCTATCAATACGGTACGGGCTAAGCGTTCAAATGCCACTAAACGTAATAGACGCGGTTCAAGAAAAACCCGTAAAAATTAAACAATATAGAAAATAACCAAATTTTAATTTAAAATTTAAATTAGAGTATGGCATATCAAATAGTTGATAATGTAGGGGTTCAAATACAAGGATTAGTTGTTGGAAATTTTTATTCACCTTCTGCTAATCCTCTACCAGGTCCAGGTCAAGGTAATCTACCTATGCCCGGTGACATTTTTAGAGTAATTTTTGTAGTTGGTCAAGATGTTGCTATTATTAATGTAGTACAAGGCGCCCATCAAGGCCAAACGCATTTAGTTGGACGAACTTATCCTCCTGATACACGATTCTATAGACACATACTTCTTGGTGGACAAATGCCTAGAGGAATTGCTGGTGGGGCTGGCCTTCCTCCTGTTGCTCCTGTTGCTCCTGTGGCTCCTGTAGTTGCGGCTCGTGTTGCTGGAGAAAACAATTCCATGGGGAATAACAGACCTAATAACAAAAGTAGCCAAAGAAAAAGAAAAAACTCAAGAAAAACTCGTAGAAGAGCACACAAAAAAACCCGTAAAAATTGAGTCTTCATTTGCTAGAAGCAACAAGCAGAATGTCCCTTGATTCCTGGCTTAGTGGTCTCGCAAAAACGGAAAGTGAAGATTCTTCATGGACTCCTTCCTTACTAAACACAAGACCAGCAAGAAAGATTCTTGGTGTTCTTGGTGGTCAAAAACGCACTGATTTTCACGATTTTCAAAAGACCATCATTAATGATATTCTTGTGAAAATGGCAGCCACACCTGACCTCGTCCTTTTATCAGATGAAGGCAAAGATACAAGCGGAATGATTTATATGTGGTGTGAACAGAATAATATTCCGCTCCGCTATATGAAAGCGGATTGGTCAGCAGGAAAATCTGCTGGAATTCAAAGGGATACACAAATAATTAAAGAGGCAAGCGCGTTTATTATCTTTGAGCAACCCCGCAGTGACCGTTATGCTAAAATTGCTGCTCGGCTACAAAAGAAGAAAATTCCTGTCGTATTAGTAGGATAAATGTCATCTAAGTGCTACAGGAAGCGGTCGCAAAGGGGAGGTGCGGCAAAAGAAGTCACTGGATTTAATAGTATTCCATATGCGGCTGCTGTAGCATCTGGACCAAACAGCCAAGCAGCAATGATGGCTAAAATTCCTCGTACTATAACAGAGCAAGGTATGAATTTTCAGAGAATGACATCCACTTACCATCGTACCCGCAAGGCCCTAAGGGGTCGCAAGCAGCGTGGCGGAGCAGCCCCTGTTGAGACAACTGGTGCGGTTCTTCCTTCCAGCATGACTGGTCCTATGACAACAGTTGCGTCTGGAGTTCTCGGTGGTTCAGCCACTGGACGCCTGGATACCATGTTGAGCCAAACTGCTTCCTTGGTTAAGCAGGTTGGAGGTGGCAGCAGAAAGCGCCAGCAGAAGCAAAAGCAGCAGAGCCGTAAGCAGAAGCAGCAACAGAGAAAGCAGCAGCAAAAGAGCCGCAAGCAGCAGCAAAAGAGCCGTAAGCAGCAGCAAAAGAGCCGTAAGCAGCAGAGGAAGCAGAAGCAGCGCGGTGGCAGCCACCAGCCCCTCGGTTTCGGTCCGGCTGCGCCCACATCTGGTGATTACACACTCTTGAGCCCGCAGGAACTCAAGGCGGCTGGTCTAAACCCCCAGTGGTTTGATGAGAACCAAGTCAACCCCGGTTTCGGTGGAGCAATCACTGTCCCCGGGGGCAAGCTGAACTAAACCCGTGTTAGAATACAATCTCCTTCAGCAGTCGTTTTTTGCGATTCTGTAAGAGCTTGCATGAGAAGTGCCTTTACATTCACACCCACATCCGGCTGTACAACCTTCACAGTCACAATCAAATCACCGTAGTTACCAGCAGCATCCAAGGGCATTCCAAGACCCAACCCGCGTAGCCGAGCCCCATTCAACAAGATATCACCATTCCAAACAATTGTCTTCGGTAACCCTGACGGATGATCTGCTAGAACCCGACTAAATCCCGTTACAGATTCAACCCACGATACAGTAATCTCATGTCCCAAATCATTACCAGACCATGAATATACAGCCGTATCTGGGCATTTCAGAACTAAGATAACATCACCCGGCTGAGCAAAATCAATCTGGTCCGAACATTCACCCACAAAGGTAAACTGATGACCTTCACGCATTCCCGGTAGAATTTTAACATCAAGAGTCTTCTCCCGATTCAAGATGCGTGAACCCGAGCAGACAGTACAAAGTGGCCCTGGCTTACGACACTTGCCTTCACACTCCCGACAAGTTCCTCGTGTTTGAACATACATTCCCGGTTGAAGTTGAATTTGTTGAATATGAAATCCCCGGCCCCCGCATGGTCCACATTCTACAAAACTAGTCACTCCGTCACCTTTACACGCATAGCAGAACCGCCCTTGATTAAATACCAACCGTAATTCGCGCCCCTTGTAGAACTCCATAAGATTCATGTTAATCTCATGCATCTTGCTCGGCCCTTTACCCGTCCGAGGTGGCGGCCCCTGTTGCGGTGTCATAGGGACACCGAAAAAACCCTGAGCACCCGGTGCTCCCTGAAACATTTGCTCAAACATTCCACCTACATCCATATGAAAACCCATTCCCGGTGCCCCCGCTCCAGCAAATCCACGCATCATATTTTCAAAAGGATTTCCCATCCCTTGACCCATTTGCGGTCCTCCTTGGCCCTCTTCAGAACCAGTCATGTCATACATCTGTCTGCGCTGAGGATCAGATAATGTTTCATAGGCCCGCTGAATTTCCTTGAACTCCTCCGCTGACCCACCCTTATCGGGATGCTTTGTGCGCGCAGCCTTAAAATAAGCCTTTTTAACGTCATCTTGTGAAGACCCGCGTTCAATTTCAAGGGTTTCGTATAAATCCTTCGGCATCTAATTCATTATGGTATTCCGTATTTAAGCACCATCCAAGAATTCCAACTAATGGAAGAGGTTATTGGACAATCTCATATCGTAGAGTATCTTCTTTCATGTAAAGGCGATTATCCACATCTTCTCTTAACAGGTTCAACCGGTGTAGGTAAGACATTTCTTTGTCAGCAGTTTTTACGCTATGCCTTGCGTGATATTCCCGAAAATGAATTAAATCGCTACATCTTAAAACTCTCCAGTTGCGACGACCGTGGTATAGCAGCTTTGCGACAGAAACTCGTGGAGTTCCTTCGTTCCAATCGTAAATATGATATATTAGCTTGGGTCTGGATTGATGATGCTGATAGTCTCCCTGTCTTAACTCAGCAAGCACTTCGTCGTCTAATGGAACGCTATGAAACTCATGTGAAGTTTCTCTTTTCTTCCTGCGCCAGCCAATCCTTCATTGAACCGATTCAAAGCCGCACAGTGATTCTTCAACTTCTTCCAATCAATCTGTTTGAGCATACCGAAGTCTTCCAAAAACGGTATGCACCTCATATTAGTTTGACACAAGACGCTAAGAATTGGATAGTAGGATTTTGCCTAGGAAATGCGCGACAATTCTGCCTTCTTCTACGACTGCTAGAGGCTGTTAAAACACGGGCTGGTAATGAAAATGATATATTTGAAATAAATCTTCAAGAGATTCAAACGTATATTACACCGCCACCTGTTAATGCCATCCGTGAACTCTGTACGGGAATTCTTAAGAACGATGTTTTTAAGATTTTTCAAAATCTCCATGACCTATTACTTATAGGATACACTGTGGAGGACATTCTTCATTATATTCAAATTATTACACAAGTGTATTCTTTTTTCAATCCAATTGAACTAATCAAAATCAATGAACGCTGCTCGGAAGTTCACATTCGGCTCATCCAACGCCGCTTCGGTTTCTTTGAGACTTTAAAAGTATTCGCTGGAGAAATACAGAAGGATGACCTCTTTCCGCTCAGAATTACCACCGGATGTTGTGACAGAATGGATAAAAGCATTCGGTTTTAAGAATTTACGTGATAGGCGGTCTCTCCAATTTCCAGCACAGAACCCCATAACACTTGACGCGTTCAACGCAATGATGAAATATTACTATCCCAGCAGAAGACCCACAACCTACGACTATCAATCCTCCAAGAAGATCTTCCGACAAATTATTAAATCATCGGAACACACACTTGTTAGTAAGGAAATTCGCATCGGCCCACTCCGAACACACGAATATAGTATTATGCCAATGAAACAGGAATCGCCAGATGAGCCCACAGAAATTTGGCCTCTAGGAGTTGATCCTCAGAAAGACGAAGAAACCACGCATTAGGCACTGAACGCTCAAGAGTATCAGGAAGTGGAACTGCTACAACACTGGGGCCCGGTAATTCAACCCCTGACTCATCTGAAGGAATAACACGCTCTACCAAATCCTCCAATTGTATTGCTTTTCCTGATTTGAATCGCGTCCATTCAGCCACACTATTAATCGGTACTTGCCCGGATAAATGTTTATCCTGCAAATAGCGAATCGCCCGACGGATTTTGGCGGCATTCCATGAAAGAGGGCCTCCACGCATTAATTTCTGTAAATCCCGAGCATAACTCTGCCATAAGCCGCAACCTTCCTCAATGGCCCAGCAGATATTTGTATCAGATGCTCTGTTTCCACGTTCTTCTTCGGGGTCAGTGCCAAATCGCATTGCTTTCATAGTTCCGAGTGTGGGAATAATTGACTTAATAAAAAGTACCCGACTATCAACCCAAAGACCGCCTACATAGCAAGACATATGAGCCGACGCCCATGCCTTCCACAACCAAGTGGGCGCAATATCGGCTTCTGCTGGAACCTCCACACCATGTTCACGCAACACAGCATGAACATCATTGCGGCCAAGAAGAGGAGTAATCACAAAATCTTTATCATGGAATTCACGGCATCGTCTTAGATGAACATTCAAAAACGGAGAGCGTGTTCGTTTTTGGAGACGAGACCCCCAATCCAACCATTCGCGGGAATTTCCCTCCAAGTCATCTACAACCCACCAGAGACAAACTGACTTGCTGCTTTCAAATCTATCTGTGATTACCTCTGTTTTATCTTTTACGATATATCGTAGAGTTGCGGCAGAAAAAATTAATATTAAAAAAACAAAGCCAGTTAATTCACCTTGTGAAGCAGTAGCCATCTCCTCTATTACTGATGCGGCTAATTATTTACTAATAAACGTCGCTGAAGATTCTCATGATACCTTCCGGCTGTTTCATCTTGCTGAGCCATACGACGAACACGCTGGTCTTCTAGCATCTTTTCCCTTTCCTCAGCTGCTCTGACACGACGCTGCTCTTCGAGCGATAAAGTTACAGGAGCAGAACGAGCACGCTCCATATCTTTCAAATTACTGGGGCGTGACCCAAGCGAAGCAGCAGCCGAGGCTACATTCTGGCTAAAGGTTGAATCAGATGTATAGGCGGATTTTAAATCTGTAAATTGTGTGCGGGAACCATACGCGGCTGTAAAATCTGCGGGCTTTTCCCCACCCAGTGTCACACCCATTGTCGGCTGAAGAATTATGGCAGAAGGATAGTAAGCTCCGTTTCCGCCTCCCGTTTGACGTGTTTCTTGCTGGAATGTCTGATTAAATGTATCCAGGGCAAATTTCTTTCGCAGACTGGAATTCTCTTGTACTGTGTCGCTTTGCCCTGTTGTTTTGAGCCAATCACCGTATCCATCATCCTTTTCCGGGTCCGGCAACTTATTTTCCTCAAAGAGTTGATTAAAGAGCGACATGTCCAGTTTCTTGGGTGACAATGCCACTGGAGCACGGTCTTGAAGTTGAGCGACTGCTCCTGCTCGTTGCTGTGAGTAACTGTCTAATTCAGCCTGTGTTTGTGGAACATGCGCACTGATAGCGGCTGCTTGCTGTCTTATCCCGGAAACTCGGTCTACGATTTTTTGTAGATAAGCAGATGCTCGGGTCACAGCGTCAAAGAGAACGGGATTTCCGCCACGGTCAGGATGGGCTCGGACAGCGGCTTTCTTATAGGCGGCTCGGATAAGTTCGGTTGAAAGCGGCTGACTTTCATCAATTGCTAGGAGGTCGCAGCACTCGGTAAAATAGTCGTGGGCTTTCTTGGGAGCGGGGTGCTCTATGAGTTCGTTGCCGTAGTTTTGTTGCTGTGGCTGCCTCTGCTGCTGTTGTGGCGGCCTTTGCCCTTGCCCTTGCCCTTGCCCTTGCCCTTGCCCTTGCGAAGCTGGCGAAGCTGGCACTGGTTGCTGACCCGAAGGAGCATACGGCCACTGATAAACCTGTCCGCGATTATAACCAGCCAGCCACTGAAGACAGAATGAATGAACGCCCATTTGTTTCAGTGCGTTACGATATTCAGGTGAAGCCAGCAGAGTTTCCAGCATTTGGGCTTTTGTTGCGGGATTCTGAATTCCGCACAAATTATTCCAGATACGCGCGTGTGAAGCATCAACGGATTGGTTAGCCCCCATCTGTTGAGACTTCGGATTTATGTTTTAAACTTTCAACGAATTCCTAAAGTATAAAGTAAGAATGAAGAAATCTTCTATTA